TTACAGGCTTTATGAGTAATACGGATAGTGACCTACAAAGGTTTATTAAAATTGATGGAGTAGAGTATGGGTTTGAGCCTAACCTATCAAAAATGGCGTATGGTGCATATTTGGATATTACAAAGCATGATACATTTACCATTGATGATAATTGGGCAAAGATAATGAGTATCCTTTATAGACCTGTAAAGAGAAAGAGTATGGGTACTTATGAGATAGAAGAATACACAGGCAAAGATAATGAAGCCCTATTCTTAGAAGTTCCAATGGATGTACATTACGGAGCATTGTTTTTTTTTGTTCGTTTATTAACGGCCTTACCGAGCGTTATCCTGAAATCTATGATGGATTCGGAGAAGCTCCCTCCGAGCATCAAATCCGTTTTGGAAAGAAGTGGAAAAATTACAGCTCAGTTATCCAATTAGCAGGAGGAGATATAATGAGAATGGATGAGGTTGTGGAGTTACCATTAGAACAATGCTTATTATTCCTTGCGTATAACTCGGATTACAATTACTTACAGAATCTCTTACACAAAGAAGTTTTGGCAAGAACGAAATGATAATCCACTACATTTAGGGAATCAGTTGTTAAATAATAAAATCATTAGTATATGCCAACTCCAGCTTACTTAGCCAGATTCAAAGCAACATCAGGTGTTTATTTAGGACCTACTAGGGGAAAAAGTTCACCAAAGAACAATAGACAAGCATGTTTATGTGCTAATTCAAACACATACTCACGCAAATGTTGTAATGGTGCATTGATTCAGCAAGGGATAGGACAAACGCAAGTACCAGCACAATTTGCAACAAGAGGTGGATTTAGTGTTGGGTTTAGTAATGGTTTTGATATAGGAACACCCGTTTATTAAAAATTATAGAAACATATGTCTCAATTAAATAAGACCCAATTACAAGCAGATAATCAAAGCAGCTTTCCTAATAACAATGCTGGATTTATAACTCCAGCAATACTAAGAGGATTCAATACTAATATGATTGATTCTTTGGTTGATGAAGGTGAATATAATATTAATTCAGCTTCATTCTCAAGTTCAATAGCAATATTGCAGAATTTTAGTTCTTCATTGGATAGCACTTACGCTACCGATGCTCAATTGAATGCATCTTCTTCAGCATTAACTGCTAACTTAAATGCATCATCTTCAATATTACAAAGTAATATTAATTTGAAAGCTAACATAAGTGGTGGTAATCAATTAGTAGGTAATCAATTTGTAACAGGTGCAATATACATTAAGAGTGGTAACTCACAACATCAAATTGTAAATGGTGGTGGTAATGAGTTTGTATTTAACGCAGCTACAGGTGAAGGTATCGTATTACAAGCAGATGGTACTTTTAATGTTCAAGCAAATGATGCAGTGATAAACACATCGTTAGCTGTTGGTGATTTATTTATAGCTCAGCAAGATACACAATTATCGGGCTCATTGAATATATCAGGCTCTACTAAAATTATAGGTAATACAACAATAACAGGTTCATTAGGAGTTTCTGATTCATTGGTAACTAACGGACAATTACAAATTAATGGTAATGTGAATATAGCTAGTGGCAGAACATTATTTGGTTCTAACATATCAGCATCATTTATATCAGCATCATACTATACAGCATCAGTTGAGGTTAATTCACCATTATATAGGGGTGGAGCATTTAACTTATCTGGTAACTCAACGATATCAGGCTCATTGATAATTACTCAAAACTTAACTGTATTGGGTTCAGCATCAGTAAACTATATCACATCATCTCAAACAAACATTGGTTCAAACATTATATCAGTTAATACTTCAACTCCGGCAATTAGATTTGGTGGATTAGTTGTAAACGATAGTGGCTCATTACCACAAAACTCAGGCTCATTCCTTTATGATTCAGTTGAAAACCGTTGGGTATCCGTACACACATTAGCTGCTGGAACAACATCTTCATTATTCATATTAGGACCTGAAACATATAACAACATAGGTAATGAAACAGGATTAACAAATAATAGAATTCCTAAAGCAGTTGAAAACGGAGAACGTATTGGAGATGGTTCAATAGTAGATAATGGTACGGAAGTACAAATGACTAATCCGGTTAGATTTAATAATGGTGTTACTGGTTCATTGAACGTAGAAGGAGCATTAACTGCATCATTAAGAGATGGATATGTATGGGTAGGTATTAATGGTACATCTGGTTTAGTAGCAACATCATCTATTCAGGGTGTACAATTTCCATTTACCGGTTCAGCAAGAATTACAGGTAGCTTAGATATTACAGGTTCTACTTCTATTAGCGGTAACCTTAGTATAGTAAATGGAGCTGAATTTATAGTACATGATATTAAAGCAGGTGGCAGTAATGGTTTAGAGTTATTATCAAATAATGGAACAGTTATCGCAACTATGGGAGGAGGAGGAAGCTCTCAAGCCTCATTTGCTGGACAATTAAGTGCTGGTGCTAACTTAATTATTGGTGGTAACATATCAGCTAGTGGAGCATTTACTTCATCTTTAAGACAAGGATATGTTTTAGTTGGTGATGCAAATAATAGAACTACATTAGTAGCTACTTCATCAATTCAGGGAACATCATTCCCTTATGTTGGAGTTGCACAAATTACAGGCTCAATATTATTATCTGGTTCACAACAAATAACAGGCTCTTTCTCAATATCTGGTAGTATCCCAACAATACAAAATGCTGGAAGTACTGGTTCAATCGTATCTACATTAGGTGATTCATTTACGAATGTACCTGCAGGATTTAAGATTGTAACCCTTACATCAGCATCATATGCAGGAATTACTATTAAAGACCCTAATACATTATATTTTATAACCGGTTCACAACCTTATGGTTCTTCTGGAACTGCAGGTACATCTGGCACATCCGGAACATCGGGCACATCTGGAATTAATGGTACATCAGGTACTTCAGGCACAAGCGGCACATCAGGTAGTTCTGGAACAAGCGGCACATCAGGAACTTCTGGATTAACAATACCGGGAGCAAATGGTACATCAGGTACTTCAGGTACTTCAGGTACTTCAGGTGTAAGTGGTACGAATGGTTTGACTGGCACATCAGGTACTTCAGGCACAAGCGGCACATCAGGAACTTCTGGTACATCTGGAAGTAATGGTGACAAATACGCAAGTACATCAGTAACATCAATATCAATTGGTGCAATAGGAAATAGTAGAACAATAACAATTAGTACAGGTCTTCAATGGACATTTGGACAAGGTTGTGTTGTAGCATATGATTCATCAAATTATATGGAAGGTACTGTAACTGCTTATGATTCTATTACAGGTTCATTTACATTTACAATTACAGCAGTAGTTGGTAGTGGTACTTATGCAGCATGGGCAGTGAATGTACAGGGTGCAACTGGACAAGCAGGTACTTCTGGTACATCGGGAACTTCATTCCTTCCAACTTATATTGGTAATGTATCAATCACAGGTTCAGTAAACGTATTAGGTTCAATAGGAATACAAGTGGGTTCTGAATCAGGTTCAGTTGTGGACAATAGAAACGATACATATCCATCAGTACCTAGAATTGAACACATAGTAACACTAACTGAAGCAGAATATAATGGATTAGCAGTACCTGATGTGAACACACTTTACATTATATCAGGTTCAAACATAGTAGAAACAACATTCCCTTTCACTGGTTCAGCACAAATCACAGGCTCTTTAGGAGTAACTGGTTCGGCAGTTGTATCAGGTTCAATAATCATAACTGGTTCAGCGCAAGGTAATATAGTATCAACAAGCTTATCATCAAATACAGCATCAATTGATATGAACGCTGGTAACTTCTTTACTGTAACATTAGCAAGTAATGCAACAACTCACTTTAATGTGACAGGATTAGGTGCTGGTGAGAATGCAAATATCTTTGTAACAACAGGTACAAACTCAACTGCATCATTTAGTACAAACATAAAACAACCATCGGGTTCATTCTACTTACCAACATCTGGAAGTGGACAAACCGATTTATTATCATTAGCAGCATTGAATAGCACAACAGCTTATTTAGTAAACGCAAAAAGATTTATATAATATGAGTATATTCCAACCAACGGCATTCTATAATTTACAACCTGTTGCGGCAGGTGGTGGAGGATTTATTATTAGAACTGATGCTAACGCAAGTTCTGTATCATTAGCATTACCTGGTACACAATTTGGTAGTACATTTGGACAAACCTCATATAGAAGTGATATTAGTGGATATATTAATGGTGGTTCATCATTAACACCTACTCCACCTATAACTGGTAGTGGACAATATCCATCTGCTAGTGTTAATTTTGCAGCTGATGGTTATACAACATCAATGTTTAGACCATCATCTCAAGCAGTATTTTCAATTGCAGGAAATACATCAAACGTAAACTTTGGTACAGGTGCATTTACAATTGAAGGATGGTTCAATACACAATCAGGAACTGCTGATGCATGGATGACATTCAATTATAATGCTGGACATGGATTCTTTGGATATAGTTCAGCTGGATATTTTAGATGGGTAGCACAAAACGCAGCTTTTGGAGAAACATTAATAGATTATGCAGTAACTCCAACTAATGGAACATGGATTCACATAGCTTTTTGTAGAAGTGGCTCAACATGGTATGCTTGTTTAAACGGAACTATAAGAGGAAACTTAAACCTATCAGGAGCAACAGGAACATCAGCTACATTTAATATAGGAGGATGGCCAGGCGCAGCTCAAAGACCTACATTATATCAAGACATTAGAGTAACAAAAGGTGTAGCAAGATATACTGGAGCAGTAAACTCAACATACACTATACCTCAATCAATAGTAACAAACGGATAAAATTATAAATTATGGCATTTTACGATTACGCAGCATTAGATGAAAACAATATAGTATTTGATATAGTTAATATGGATATATTGGATGATATTCCTCCACCATATCCTGAAGTAATTTATGTTAAATGTGGTGAGGGTTCTCCATACCCATTAGCTGAGATTGGAGATTTATGGACAGGAGATGGATTTATAAAACCTTAATAGTATGTATAGAATAAAAATAGGTGGACAGGTAATAGGCAGTATGTCAGTAGGTAATAGTAGCTTAGGTGATACCGAAGAAACTGCACCTGTATTTGTGTCATTAAGGACTACTACATCTACAACAACTATACTGCCAACAACTACATCAACAACTACGATACCTGTAACAACTACTACTACTACCTTACCTTATGCTTGGATATTAGCAACAGGGTTTTGGAACGATAGTGGAAGGTGGGTGGATTCAGCAACATGGATAGATTAAAAATAATATATTATGCCTTTACAAACAATTAACAATGGAGATAGTGGATTAGTAGCAAGAGCAAAGATAAATGCGGCTATTGATGCAATTAATGCAATGACTAGTACAACAACGACTAGTACATCTACAACAACTGCACCAACTACAACAAGTAGCACAACTACATCTACTTCTACTACTACTCAACCAACTACAACAAGTAGCACAACTACATCTAGTTCTACAACTACGATACCTACAACTACTACTTCAACAAGTACTACTACTCAACCAACTACTACAACAAGTAGTACAACGAGTAGCACTACTACTTCAAGCAGTACAACAACAGCTCCTACAACATACAATTATCAAATAAACAATTGTGCTGGCGGTTCATCTTATACTATTACTACAAGCTTTGCATTATCATTAGTATCTGTTTATAAGTTTTTTGCACCAGCTGCACCTTATGATACTAATGCATGTTGGACAGTATCCCCTTCAGTAATGGGTGGAACATTCTCAACTATTACAAATACATTTGGTAGTTGTCCTGAATGTGCTAGTGGAACAACAACGACTAGTAGTACAACAACGAGCAGTACAAGTACAACAACTTATACTCCTCCTCCAACAACAACATCAACAACAACAATGCCATAAGATATGCAAGTTTATTTAGGAGATACACCAATGGATTTTAGAGGAATACAATTAGGCGATAGTAATATTAGCACAGTTGTATTAGGAGATGGATTAACAAATAATCAAATTGTTAGAACCTTTGTATCTGCATCAGGTATTACAAATAGTACTCAGATAGTAGCTTTGAATTATTTAGTAGATTCATTATTAGATAACAATCTATGGAATAAATTCTATTGTATATATCCACTTGTAGGTGGTAGCGCAGATACCTGTAAATACAATTTAGTTAGTCCATCGGATTATATTTTAGATTATGTTCCAGATGCATCAGGTCCAACTGCTAACCAATGGAGTTTTGGAAGTGGAATACAACTTACTGGAGCTAGAGCAAATGATGCTAGAGCAGAAACAGGGTTTTCACCATCAGCGCAAGACCGTTGGGAAACAAATTCATCAATAGGTGTATATTCAACAACAAGCGCTGCTAGTGGATATGATATAGGTAATGGTACAGGAGCTAATCAATCAGGTTTAATTGTAAGATTTACTCCAAATGATAATTTTTATGCTGGATTACCGATTGGTGCTACTGGAGGAAATGTACTTAATACTGATGGAAAGGGTTATTATGTAGCTAGTAGAAGTGGAAGTTTATTACATGGATTTAAAAATACAACAACATTAATAAATTCAGCATCGTATGTATATCCTCCACCATCAAGTTTTGGTTTTAATTTATTAAACGATGGCGGGCCGATACCAAGCAGTCCTTCTGAAAGGAATCTTGCATTTGTATGGTTTGGACAATATGTTACTAAAGCAGAAAGTGATACAATATATGGAATCGTTCAACAATATGAAACTATATTAGGTAGACAGGTTTAATCACTATAAAAGAAAACTTAATTGTTAAATTAAAAAAGAATATTATGAAATTAGAAACTCAAAGTTCATACATTGCTAACCCTCAATTTGTGGGTGGTATAGCAGTAACTCCAACAACTGGAGCAACATTCGCTTCTGAAACAGGTTCATTCGGTTTCGTAGCTGGAGGTTTATATGTTGGTGGACAAGGTAATTTAGTTGTAAGAACAGAAGATGCAAGTGTATTAACTTTTGTATCAGCTAGTGGATTTATCCCTGGTTTGATATCAGCAGTATCTTCATCATCAACAGCAACTAACATTATAGCATTAAGATAATCTATGTTAAATTTAAACCTTAATATAATTGGAGCTGGTGGACGTAGTAACATTGGAGCAGGACCTAACATAGGACCTACTACAACAACTACAACTACTACTACAACAACAACTAGTACAACTACTACTGTTGGACCGGTAAGTTTAAGAACTGACCCGTATTCAGCATCATTAGTGTACGCTGTACCTGGTGCTCAATTTGGTTCAACATATGGACAGGAATCATTTAGAAGTGATATTAGTTCTTACATACGTGGAACTGGTACTTCATTTACTGATGCAGAATTACCATTAACATCTTCGTTTGTACCTTCATTTGGTACAGGTTCATTTACTGCTTCAGCACAATCGGTAGCATTATGGAGTGGATACACTTCAGCAATTGAAATATCTGGTTCTAATGGTTCAGGTTCATTAGCAATAAAAGGTAATGCAAGTTCATCTCAATTTGAATTCCGTTCAGCTGATTTCACAATTGAAACTTATATCAATTACCAAAATAGCTCTAGTATTTACTCACCAAATCAAGGACCTGGTAATGTTAACGCAACAATGTATTGGCAGTATTCAGAAAATCCTACACCTGGATTTGGATTTAATACAAATGGTATTGGTAATCAAGACCCTGGCGTTAGATTCTTAATCATAAGTTCAACCGGAGCAGGTATATACTACGATAGTGCAGAATTACCTCGTCAGGCAAATCAATGGTATCACTTTGGTTGTCAAAGAGAAGGTTCAACCTTTACTTCATTATGGAGTGGAAGCGCTGTACAATCATTTACATTTAGTGGACTATTAGGAACTGGTTCAGCAGACTTTCCATTTATGATAATGGGTACTGGGCAAGACCCAATTAAGTGTCATAGATACCAAGATTATAGAATATACAATGGTGTAGCTAAATACTCTGGAATAACTTCAGGTTCAACATATACGCAACCATTATCAATGGTAATAGCTTAAAATAATAATTTATGAAACAATTCGCATGTTTAGACCTTAATGATATAGTAATAGCAGTGGAAACTTTAAACCCAGCAAATGGTGACAGTTATGCTGGTGCATATGCATATGTACAGGTTGGACCAGGTGGGATAGTAGAAACTATACCAACGGTAGGACAAAAATGGGATGGTGAAGCAATAGCATTTAACTAAAAAATAACTACAAACAACAATAAAGTTGTTAAATAACTAAATACAATTAATATGAACGCAAAACAAGTATTAAGTAAAATCATATCAGCACTTTCAGCAGAGAAAGAAGTTGTTAATTTTACATACGCTAAAACGGCAGATGGTACAATATTGGAATCTCCTACCTTTGATTTAGGTGAGAAAGTAGAAGTTGTAGCAGAAGATGGAAAAACTCCAGCACCAGATGGTGAGCATGAAATTGCTTTGAAAGATTCAGAAGGTAAGGAAGTTGTAATTCGCATTGAAACTAAAGACGGTTTAATTACTGAAAGAGAGAATGTAGAAGAAGCAAACCCTGAAGTACCTGAAGAAGAAGAAATGGCATCTATCGCAGGTGAAGATATTTCAGATGGTGAAGGAGATGCAGTAGATGCACCGGTATCACCATTGACTGAAGATATGGGTAAGATGGTTGAGAAACTACAATACCGTATTGAAGAAATGGAAAAGAAAATGGCATCTTTTGAAGAAGCTATGAAACCAGCTGAAGATAAGAAAGAAGCTGATATCAAAATGGAAGAAGAAGACCTTCCTAAATTAGATGGTGCACCGGTAGATGAATCTCCGATAGCTAAATCTCAAAAACAAAATAACTTTGGTAGAAAAGTTGCTAATTCGCAATCACAATTTTTATCAAAACTATATAAATAATTAAACAAAAAAAGATTGACATGAGAAAAAATCAAAACTTTGCTCAGCCAGTAATTACTACAACTTACGCAGGTGAGTTCGCAGGTAAATATATCGCTGCAGCTTTGTTATCAGCAAGAACGCTTGATAACAAATACATCACAATCATGCCGAACGTTAAATTCAAATCAGTAATCCAAAGAATTGCTGTTGATTCTATCGTTAATGATGCATCTTGTGATTTCACAACTTCTGGTACTGTAGCTCTTACTGAGAGAATCTTAGAACCAAAAGAATTGCAAGTAAACTTACAATTATGTAAGCAAGAATTCGTAGATAGCTGGGAAGCTTTACAATTGGGCTATAGCGCATTTGATACTATCCCTGCTTCATTTACTGATTTCTTAATCTCTTATGTAGGTGGTAAAGTTGCAGAAGCAACTGAAATCTCTATATGGAGAGGTAACAGCGCAACAAACGGAGAATTCCAAGGTTTGTATAACGCATTATCTTCATCAGTAGTAGCTGGTGGTGTAAACGCTCCTGTAACAGCTTCTGTTTCTGGTTCTATTACATCTGCAAACGTATTAACTGCATTAGATAGTTTATACAACGCAATCCCTCAAACTGTGTATGGTAAGGAAGATTTAACTATCTACATCCCTACTAACGTAGCTAAGGCTTACCAACAAGCATTATCTGGCGGAACTGCTGGAGCAAATGGTTATAACAACCAAATGAATGTAGGTGAGAAGCCATTGAACTTCCAAGGAGTTGAATTGGCATTATGTCCTGGTCTTGCATCTTCTGCAATGGTAGCAGCACAAAAATCAAACTTATTCTTCGGAACTGGATTGATGAGTGATTACAACCAAGTTAAAGTGTTAGACATGGAAGACTTAGATGGTTCTCAAAACTTTAGAATCATTATGAGATACACTGCTGATACTGAATTCGGTATCGGTAATGACATCGCAATCTATAAAAACTATTAATATTTGAGTAAGTAATAGGGAGATTAACCATATCTCCCTTTACTCATAATAGTTTCAGAACAAAATTAAAAACTAAAAACTTAATCAACATGCCTTGTAATTTAACATTAGGACGTAACGAAGTTTGTAAGGAATCAGTAGGTGGATTGGCTGGAGTTTACTTTGTAAACTGGACAGGTTCACTTGCTAACGCAACAAACGGTGTAAGTGATGATTTAATTGAATCATTACCTGCAGGCCTTACAGCATACTACTACGAACTTAAAGGAACTAGTGCATATACTGAAACTGTAAACTCATCAAGAGAAAATGGTACTACATTCTTCAACCAAGAATTAGTATTAAACTTGAAGAAGTTGACAAATGAGATGACAACTCAATTAAAATTAATGGCTTATGGAAGACCTCAAATCTTTGTACACACTATGAATGGAGATACTCTATTGGTAGGACAAAGAGAGGGAGCAGATGTAACTGCAGGAACTCTACAAACAGGAGCAGCATTAGGTGACCTTTATGGTTATTCTATTACTTTCACTGGTATGGAGCAGTATCCAGCATCATTTATTTCAGGTTCAACATTCGGTAACCCATTCGGTTCAGTTACTAATCCGCCTACAATCGTAAACGGAACTAACTAATCAGTATATCACTAAAAATATTAAAGGGAGGACTCAGTTCTCCCTTTTTTTATGCTACTTCACTATATTATTACTAATGATTGTTAAATGTATAGATAAACACAACATAAAGACAAGATAATGCTAGCTTATTACATTTCAGGAAGCAATAATTACACTTTTAGAACCGAACCAACAGGCTCATCAAACCTTGTATTACAATTGCAAGATATGTTGACATTAGTTAATACATCATCATCTATTAGTTCATCTACAAGACCATACAAATACGATGCTTATGAAAGTAAATTAAGTTGGACAGCATCTTTAGTATCAGCATCAGTAGGTGACCAATATAGAGCATACATAACTGATGGAACATCTTCTATTTGGCATGGTTCTATTTCAGTATTCGCATCTCAATCAGTAGAGAAGTTTGAATACCAATCACAATTAGGAGTTGAAGAAAGATACATAAGTAATCTAACACAGAACGAATATATAATAATGGAATAATATGAAACAAAGTACGAATTTTTCGGTTGTAAACCTATCATCACAAGATATACCTATCGTAATTGAAGATACAAAAACACGTTACCAATGGGTACCTGTTGGTATTATAGGACCTGATGATTACTTCCAAAACATAACGGATAGTTATACAACATCAACAACTAACGCAGCTTGCGTTGAAGGAATAGCAGATTTAATATTTGGTAAAGGATTGTATTCTAAGAGTGAAGCATTCCAATCAGTATTAGATAAATTGATGCCGCAAGAGGAAATTAAAAGAGCTATCTTTGATTTGAAACTATATGGTAACGCCTCATTTCAGGTTTATTGGAATGATGAGCATACTAAGATTGTTAAATTCTATCATATTCCAGTTCAAACAATTCGTGCTGAAAAGATATACGATAATCCTCAAATAGAAAACTATTTCTATTGTGTAGATTGGAATGACCAGAAAGCACAAAGAAACAAAAAGAAGATTCCTGCATTTGGTACATCATCAGATAAGATGGAATTACTTTATATTAAGAATTACTCACCAGGTAAATACTACTACTCACTTCCTGATTGGATGAGTGCATTACAATTTGCTTATGTAGAAGCTGAATTATCAAACTTACATCTTAATAACATTGAGAATGGATTTATGCCATTAGTAATGATTAATATGAACAATGGTATTCCAGCACCTGAAGAAAGACAAACAATAGAATCAATGATTGAATCTAAGTTTACAGGCACTAGAAATGCTGGTAGATTTATGATTTCATTTAACGATGATGCGGAGAGAAGACCTACAATAGATACAATCAACATAGATAACTTGCATGACAAATACAAATACGTTGCTGAATATGCGCAAGATAGAATCTTAGTTGGACATAGAATTACTTCTCCATTACTATTTGGTATTAGAACACAAGCAAATGGTTTCAGTTCTCAATCAGAGGAAATGAAAACAGCTTATTCTATTTTACAAACGATGACAATCAATCCGTTTCAAAATCTAATCATTAACTTCTTAACTACTGCATTAGCAGATGGTGGATGGGAAGATTCCCAATTATACTTTGAACAATTAACTCCATTAGCAATCCTTTCTGAAACTGCAGAAGAAACAGGACAAACAACTGAGGAAGTACAAGACGATATTAACAAAGAAGGTGAGAACCCAGCAGCAATAGATGATAAAGGAGCAGTTGATGATACAATAAATGATGAAAGAATTATGATGGGTACTCCACAATTTGTTAAAACATATTCAAACTAAAAATTAAATACAATGGCATACGCTTTATTTGTAAGTAGAAACGATATTATTAAGAACTCACCATTACAGGGTTCAATTGATGCTGATAGATTATTACCTTTTGTAAGGACAGCACAAGACAAATACATGCTTAACTTGTTAGGTACTGTGTTGTTTTATTTCTTACAAGGACATATTGAGAACAATACTGTGAGTACATTATCTCCTTATTATCAGGATTTAATCAATGACCACATCAAACCTACTCTAATATGGTACTCTTGCGTTGAATACATCCCTTTCTCTGGTATCCAATTCAAATCCGAAGGTGCTGTTAAGCATCAAACAGAAGTATCCGTTTCACCGGGTAAAAATGAGATTGATTACCTATTGCAAAAAGCAATGAATTCAGCTGATTTCTACGCAACTCGTTTACAAAACTATTTGATAGCTTATTCTAACCAAATACCACAATATCTTGAGAGTGTTGGTAACCTTACACAGGTTTACCCTGATTTCACTAATCAATACTTTGGCGGTATCCAATTATAAATTATATGGGAAATGTAGTTCAAAATACTGGCGTAAACTATTCGTTATATTATAACGTATTAGATTATTTCAAAACAATAATGGATAACCATCCATCTATTGATGCTGTAACGCAAGGTGATATATTTGAAATAGATACTGATGAATTTCCATCATATCCACTTGGTAATATCCTTATTACTAATGCGAGATTTGAAGATTCTCAAACAATTTATACTTGTCAACTTACAATAGCTGATAAAGTTAAATTAAAAAATAATGAATCAGTAGGAAGATTCAATAAAGATATAATTCCATTCTATCGTAATAATGATTTAGTTGATATTCACGCAAACACATTGGCAATCCTTAATGATTTATTATCTTACACACAATATGCTGTGAATAACTTTGATATAGATGGTGGGATTGATTGTGAAGCATTTCAAGATAGATTTGATAATGGATTAGCTGGATGGGTAGCTACATTTGATTTAACTACACATAATGCTAGACCAAGATGTATGTATGATTTATATCCATTCTAATGAAAGAATTCAGACAAGTTGCCGATTCGTTTAGGACGTTAGCACAAACGTATATGATTAACAGGTCTAAACCTGCGTATAAGACTGGTAACTTATTTAACACAGTTGGTTCGTTTAACACAACTGATAAGATGCTTAGGTCTACTAAAACTAAGAAAGGTAATAAGATTAAGATAGAAACCCCAAAAGTATTTATTACTTTGGATTATGCTCCTCCCGGTGCAGAATATGGTAAGTTTGTTCAAAATGGTACTGTCTATATGAAGAAAAGACCATTTGCTGAAGAAGCTGCTAAAGACCCTTTATTAAAAAGACAGATAGATAACGCAGTTAATGGGATTGTACAAAATACTATTATGAATGCGGTTGATATAGGATTGAAAAGAGCATTTAGAAGGTTACCAACCTAACCATCCAATACAAAATCCTTTTTGTTGGTTAAAAGATAAAAGATTACTATGGCTTTGAATATAACTCAATATCCAGCAACTGCATCTTTAGCACAATCGCCTATGGCGTTTACTGTGTTTGAGAATACAGGTGTTGTATTAAGTTCATCATTTCAGTATTACGCTGATTTGTATTATTGGACTGGTTCAGCTAATGCAAAACCTGCAGTACCTGAATATGTACTTACAAAGTATCCAAATGATTCTCTACGTGGGATATTTGATGTAAGTAGGATAATGAATTCTACACTTACTGATTTGGCATTTGCAAATACTTCAAATGTTAAATACTATGCAGTAGATTTCTATTGGCAATATCAAAGTGGTGTATCATTTATAACAGGTTCGCATGTATCTAGTTCAGCATACAAAGCATTAGATGGA